GAATTTGATGGTACTGAAATAATAACAAGTAAAAAAATTAATTAAAAATGAGTGATATTAGAAGCGGCGATAATATAGATTTAAGTCAAGGTAGAGATTATGGTACTGATTGTTTAACTGAATTCTTAAATGAAATTGGTTCAGAAATAACAGGAGCATGTATGATACCTCTTAATTTGCCACAAGCTGAAATAATAAACGTTATAAAAAGAGCCGTTAAATGGTTCAGAAAAAATTACGAATATAGTCTTAGAGAAAACTATTTTCATGTACCTAATGGAGTTTTTAGTAGTCAAAGTTTTAAGACAACGAGAACTTTAAACTTTCCTAAAGAAAATGCAACGACAGGAGCAGGAGAAGTATTTTCAATATATGGAGTATATGATTTAGCATCTGGTTGGAATACAGGTGGTACTAGTTTAGATTTAAGATTTACTAGTGGTGCAGATTTTAATATTGAAAAAATGTTTTTTAGTAATACATTTGCTGGAACAGGAGCTGCTGAATCTGCAGAAGAACTTCAATATTATGTAATTAATCAAAGTTATTTTGATATGGCTCGTCAAATCCTAGAGAATCCTTTAAGTTTTAATTACTCACAATTAACAGGTCAGCTTAAATTTATGGGAGATACTCCAAAGGGAGATGTAATTATTGAGTGTTATGAAAGCATTGAGAACTGTGCATTATATAATGATGAAATATTTTTTAGATATGTTTCAGCTAAAGTAAAACAGGCAGTTGGTGCTAAATTAGGAGTCTTTAAATTCTCTTTACCAGGTGGCGTAGAGATTGATTATGATGGTATTAAATCCATGGGAGATGAGGAAATGGAAAGAGTACTTGAAGAGATTAAAGGAGATGAAGGTGTAGATTGGATGATGCACTCATAAAAAAACAGATAAATAATTAATGGAACTGTATATAAAGACAATAGGCGATCCAAACTTTGATGCAAAAGGAGTTGATGTTGAAAATGAATTAAGTCAACTTTTAATTCAGATTGAGACTCTTCTTTTTACAAATAAAGGAGATGTTTTAGGACAGAGTGGATTTGGAGCAGACCTTGAAAAAATGATATACAGTTTTAATTTTAATGAATTTGAAGTTAAAAAGGCAATAGAAGATCAAATAGAAATATATTGTCCACTTGCAAATAAATATGGCACTAAAGTCGATGTTGAATTTACAAGAGGAGAAGTTAGAGATATTGCCCAAATAAACATAGAAGTAGACACTAAATATTTAGTTGGTGTTTATGTAAATTAAAAGATTAAAGAATGGCAGATTTTAAATTTTTAGATAAGGCTAGAGCTACTGCGGGAGACATTGTATCTGACACAAGGTCTTATTTAAGTAGAGTTTATAAGAAAGCCGGAAACTATTTTACAACGGCAAGTCCATTTTCTCAAATCCTTGAGGTAATGGCTGAAATGAATGAGATGCTCTTGTTCTATATAGAGGACTCTACTGTTGAACAGAATATTTATACAGCTCAACAGCCTGAATCAATTCATGGACTTGCAAGACTTGCTGGGCATGATGCAACTAGAGGCTTCGCAGCAACTGGTGAAATCCGTTTTAGATGGAAGCCCGGTGCAGGTGACGATGTCGCAGGTGGTAATTTAATTATTGATCCAAATACAGAAATAACATATGACAATAATGGTTTAACTTATTTTTTAAGAACAGATAAAGATGAGTTTTTATTACCAAAAAGCAGCAATGACTGGGTTAGAGCAAATATTATACAAGGAACGCTTGAATTGCAAAGTCTTACAAGTAATGGAGAAAGCATGCAAAGTTTTAATATACAAACAAAAGGTACTACAGATCATAATTTAGTAAAGGTTAGTGTCAATGGTGAACAATGGACTAAGTTTAATTCATTATATGAAATGTTAGCGAGTGATAAAGGTTATTTAGTAAAGACTGGAATTAGCGGTGGGTTAGACATTTATTTTGGAACTGGTAATTTTGGAATTGTACCAGCAAACGGTGCTGCAATTGAAGTTGAATATATTAAATGTGATGGAGCAGAAGGTAACTTAAATCAAGCTGGAGACCTAACATTTAAATGGATTGGTGAAGGTAAAGACTCAACAGGAGATACTCATGATTTAAATGAATTATTAGAGACTGAAACTTCAACGGCTCCTTTTATGGGTGCAAATCCTGAAACGCCTGAATTTACAAAATTAATGGCGCCATTGGCAAGTAAAAGTTTTGTACTTGCAAATCCAGATGCTTATGAATATTTTTTAAGTAGATATGCACAATTCAGTTATTTAGATGCATATAATACTACAGATGATGGATATTTAGATGATGACAATGTAATTTATATTTTTGCAATTCCAAATTTAGAGAAAAGATTATTAAGTGGAACTGACTATTTTTCAGTTGATGAAAGTGAGTTTTTCTTTGGAAAAGATGAGACTGATAGAATGCTTGGTGTAATTGAAGATAGTGGTCAGCAAATGGTCACAAGTGAAGCAATCTTTGTAGAGCCAGAAGCTGTTAAATACAGAATGGATGTTTCTATTAGATGGTTTGAAGGATTTAAGCAACAAGATATTTTTAATGATGTTAGAGCGGCTATTTCAAAATATTTAATAAAAATTGTACGTAGAGACAAACTACCTAAGAGTGATATTATTGCAATTATAGAAGGTATTGAAGGCGTAGATGCGGTAAATGTACAATTTGTATCGAGCATCGAAGAGCAAGCAAGAAAAGATGGATATTATACTTATAATCAAGTTACTGTAACGCCGTCAACTCCAGAATTAGAAGGAGCAGATGGAGATCAAAAGAGACTTGTATTTTTTAAGAGAACTGAAGAAACTAAGAAAGTAATATTAGACAATCCTGAATTATTAGTACCAGTGACTGGTGAACAGGCAATAAAAGATTGGTATAATAAAATAGGACTTGATAAATATGGAGATATTATTTTAGATAAACAAGAAGTAGCAATATTTAGAGGCGGATGGGAAGATAGAGATGGAGAACTAGTAAAAGATGAGCCAGCAATTGGAGAAATGGCTTCATTGTCAGTTTACTTTGATAACCCTCCAGTGCCAAGAACAATTTATAGTAGAGTTCAGGCAGGAAATAGAAGAGCAAGATAATGGGACTGTACGACGATTTATATAGATATAAGAGAATAAAAATCTACGATGTTAGAAAAACTGCAAAGGATAATAAAAAACATTTAGGTTACGATTATAAAAATGATTTAATAACAAATAGAGTTTCTAGGCATATTATTAGAAATCAAACGATGTCAGATTTTGTGCAATTTTGTACAGACTATTTTTACAATACAATTAAGCAAATTCGTGTAATGAAAAACTGGAAAAATTACACAACAAACAAAGATGATAAAAACATAAGATAATGTCAAAATACTCATATTTAAGGTTTTTTAATGGAGTTGAGAATGAATTAAATCTCGACTATGATACTACTAATGAAAGATGGAGTGGTGTTGTATATTTACCTGAAGTATCAGTAGGCTTATATGAGACTTTTAACTTATTTATATTAGAAGAGCTTGTAGATCCTACAGGTTATGTTGTATATGGTAGACCTGTTTCTGAAAATAGTAATGGTAGTAATTTTAAATTTAGTTGGAAAGCTGACAGATATTCAAGTGAAGATATTTTTATTTATGGAACACAATTAGAAGATAACGTTGTAAAGGTACAAAATTTAGATGGTTTAAATATTCAAGTCTTAGATCATACAGACGTTGTTTCAGTCGTTGCTGGTTTAAAAACAGTAAATGATTTTACAAACAATGCAATTCAAGCAAATATTGCTCTTTCATCTCAGTCTGAAAAAAGACATGAAAGAACTTTAATAATTACAGATGATAGCGATGGCCATATAGTTGCTGAAATAATAATTTATGGAGAGACTGTAGGAGAAGACGAAAGAATGAGAGACCTACTACAAAATTTAGGTGCTACTCTTGATGATGGTGATTTTATAATTTTTAAAGAGCATGATATTAATGAGATGGGAATCGATTGGATGCTCATGAATAAAAAGAGAAAAGAACTACTTTTAGAATTACATAATATTAAACCTTTCATTGGAACTTATAAAGCTGTATTAAATGCAATTGATTTTTTCGGTTATAATAATATTACACTTAAAGAATATTGGCTAAATATAAACCAAGACAGTGATAGTTTTGGAAAATTAAAAGCAGTTTCAGTTCCAGATAAAAATGCTGGATTTAGTTATAAGAAAAGAAAGCAATTTAATTTGCCTTCGACTACAATGAAGAAAACAAGTCGTTTTTCTTTAGTTTACAAATTAAACGAGCCTAATGGTACATTTGACTATTGGGATATTCCTAACGTTGATGAAGTATTTGACTTTACACCTGAAGAGATTTTAATTAAATTATATGGTCTTAAAAATAAACTTCAAAGAGAGTATCTTCCGCTTCAAGCAAAGATTGTAGATATTACAGGAGAAGGAAGTTATTTTGATCAAAAGAATTTAAATGTTTGGAATAATCAACAACCAATTGCATCGTTTAATGAAGGTAAAGATGTTGAATTTAAAGTATATCCTGAAAATAAACAACTTTATATTGAAGACTATGCTTTAATTTCAAATAGTAATATTATTATAAATGACATAGATTTTAAACCAATAAAATTAAGTGGATTTGGTGATTTAAATAATACCGAACATGAAACTTTATTGTCTGACTTTGAAACATTTTATAATAATTATTATATAAATAAAAAGTATACATTTAACAATGATACAGATGGAGGTCACTCAATTCCAGTAGGAGCTCCTATAATTTTAGAATGTACATCTCTTCCACATGAATGGGAATTTGCTAATTTTACTTGGTTTGATGCAATTGATCCTACAGTTACTTGGAATGATTGGTGGAAGCAACATGTATATGAATTGGAATGGGTAGTTACTGGACCTAAAGGATATTCACAAAGTTTTAGAGGTAGTATTGGTTACTATGAAATTGATAGTACATTCCATCCTGGATATTTAAGGTTTCCAATGATTGTGCCATTTGAGGGGGACTATAGTGTAGAATTAAGAATGTATGATCTTCAAGGGTTTATGAGTTTTAGGAAAGAGTCTGACTTTTTTAATGTTAAGGTAAAACCTCTTGAAATATATGGAATATATCAATGGAAAGAAGATAATAAATGGAAAGATTGGAAAACTGCTTGGAATAAAACTGGAGGCTATTGGAACATACCTTCTGAAAATTTACAAAAAGTTGAAGATAGTTTTCAATCTTTATACTTAACAATGGATAGGGCTAATTATTTACACGATGAAAGCCAAGGTAAAAGATTTAGTACAGTACGGCGTTTTAAAGATAACAATCCTTCTAATTTAATAGGATATAAAGAATCTACAGGTCCTTATGTATGGGATGAAATGGATACTGTGAGGTGGAAAGATGGAATGCATAATTGGTGGAATGCTACTAGGATTGGTGGAGATTTAGTAAGTAGTTTTAAAATTAATAATATACAACAAGGGAGTATTTTAACTATAGTTCATGAAAATGCTAAAAGTAATATAATTGAAACGGGTTCACATGTTATAAACTCACAAACTCCTTCTACTTTACAAGATTGGGAAAATATAGCAGATGAATTAAACGCATCGACTCATCCAATTATAAGTAAGTTTAATTATAACCCAGTATTTGAGGACACCAATAATGATGGAAATAACGATACCTTTTTGTTTATTTTAGCAGTTGGTAAAGGGTATTCTAGAACATACGATTTTAAAGAGGTTGAATTAACTAATGGTAATATATATGGAAAAGTAAACTATGTAAATTATAATCCTACTGCAGATACTGTTAGAATTATAAACGGATGTGCAGAAGTGGAAAGATCAACACATATTACTTTTTCGTTGGATAAAACTGAAATGGCAGGTATTAAAAGACCTGTGTGGAAGATATATAAAGATAGTAGTCAAGAAGAACATGATATATATTATGATAATATGTGGTTGACATACATTTTTAAGGAGGCGGGTTCTTATAGAATTTCGGCCGAAGTTGAAGATACTAATGGCAATACTAATATTGTCGAAAGAAATATGATAATTGTAAAATAAAAAAAATAAAACTATGGCGGTTATAGAAATTTTAGGAACTGATTCTCTTTCATCATCAAGAATTACTCTAAATGATAATTTCACATCTTTAGAGGATGAGATATCGAATTTAAAGGGATATTTAGATCCATCTGCTTTAACTCTTACTGGAGTTACAGTATCAACAAGCCAACTCACAGTAGGTTCAAGCGTGTTAGGCACTTCATCTGCTACTATTGGAGTTGCAACTACTATTAGTGCTAATTTAACATTAGATGCTAGTATTATTAAATCAGGAATTAGTGGAACAAGTTCTGCTGGTTTAACTGCATTACCAGCTACATTAGCTCATTCAACTTATTTTGTTGATGCTACTGCGCAAATTGCATTAGCAGTGAGTACAATAGTTGGACAAGAAATAACATTAATAGCACAGGTAAGTGGAGATATTGAAGCGACAAATGTTGCAGGTGCAGCTTCAATTACTTTAACACAAAACGGAACATTAACTTTAAGATCTGATGGTACTAGTTGGTACATTATTGGTTCTTATGGTGCAACTATTGCTTAAAAATAAACTTATTATAAATGGCTACACCATTAGTTAGAACGCCGCAAATACAGGGAGGAACAATGTACGCTTTTGCAAGTGGTACAAGAGATTTGACTCGAGCTTTTCAAAATCCAGACATTAAATTTGAATTTAGTAAATATGCTCTGTTAGATATTCCAAATTTTGAAGAGCCTGTAAATGGCAAAAATACAGTTGATTTTGATCAAATGTTAGACTATAGTAATGTGGCTTATTCTCCAGTTGGAAATGCTGGACACGACTTTGCAATTACATTTCAAAATTATGCTCTTAACTTAGAAGAAGAGCTATTACAAGATGATGACTTTGATAGTACATTATATGGATCAGATGCTGAAAAAATATTCTTTAAATGGTTACATAAATTAGGTGCTATGAGGTTTAAAACCGCAGATTCAACCGAAACTACTCAATCTGGTTTAGCCACTGAAGAATTAAATGCAACTGGAACTGGTACCGATTATGATAGAGTAGTTAAATACTTAGGAAGTATTGATGTCGGTAACGATATTCAATATAAAGGCAACGCCTATCATGAAGTATACATTAACGTACCGTCATCCATTGGCTACACGCCAACTGTTTTATTTAATTCTAAAACATACAACACCACGGCTAACAAGATTTATCCTGAGGCAACAATTAGTGGTAGAAACGGACAGACACATCCAGATGTTAACATGAATTTAGAAACTTTAGTTGATACAGTAGATACTTCTGATCCACAAAACTTAATTCCTTATTATGATATTGATGTAAATTCAACTCCTAATTTTGGAATTGACTGGACTGCAGGCGACTATCATGGTATTGCGACTAATTCAGATCTTAATACTTTACAGGACTATGCTAAGCAAGGTGGAGACTTTAGATTTAATGCAATTCTTGTTTATTATGATTTATATAGTGAATCTGTGCCAGCAAATAGAGAAACTAATCTATATGGTATATTAATATTAGACAATCCTCAAGATAATCCCGGTGCAGCAAACAGTTCTTATATTCCTGAACTTATTAAATATAAGCCAAATGAAATTACTGGCTTAAATGGAAATGCATTCGGTCTTAAATTAAATATTAAATTTAATTCATCTCTTGATAACGTAGGAGTTGAAGTTAATATTAACGACTTTACTACATTCTCTATGGATTTATTCATGGATACGACAAGCGCCTTAGAAAATGCAGCTAAATTATTATCAGATGCAAATGCAAGATACAGTAGAATTAAGAGTAGAGTTGATGATTTAGAAAACTTAGTAATGTCGATGGATTCAAGTACTGAATTACTTAGTAGAATAACTCAATTAGAAACAGAATTTCAAAACACATCTGTTAATTTAGCAGATAGCAATAGCCTTTTACAATTAATCACAAATGCAAATCAAAGAATTAATCAACTTATAGATGGTACTATCCCGTCAGAAGTACAATACAACGTTGATGTTCTTTTTAATGGACCTGGAATTATAGTTGATAAAACTGTTCCTAACAAAATTAAAATTAAAAATGATCTAAAAACTTATGTTTTTGGCAAACCTTTTTTATGGAATGAAAGTACCTTAACGGTTTATAATGAAATCACAAGTGCTAATCAATATAACCCTGCTAACGCAACTGGCTTTGGTATTTGGACAAGGCTTAAAGAATTTTCTAACCAACTGAGACTTGCGGGTAAAACTACTACTCAGGCGGCTGATAATAATATTAATATATACATAGATGACAAACTTATAAAATGGCAAGATGGTCAAAGTTATAAGATTGTTTTTGAAAATTTAGACTTAAACGGTAATAATATTAACGTTTATACAAATTGGAAGGATGGATTTAACAAACTTATTGGAAGCGTATCAGCAGCAATTACTGGTAACAATCCATATTTTGAAATAGTTTGTACAAATTCTGCAACTTTCGAGTTTGAAATAGATATTATAAGATAATAGATGGACACACAAAACTCATTTTCTGGAATAATCAAGCAATTCACACAGATGAATGCTAATGCGTTAGAAACTTTCGAACGTATTAACGAGGCAATAACAAGTGAAAAAGATGCCATTACAGTTTCTGTCGATTTATTCGGCACGCCAGACGACGACGGTGTAACTACCATTAAGACATATCAAATACCATCCTTTGGTTTTTTAGATAGAGAAATAAAAAGACTAGAAAATAATATTAAAGCGCTAAGCGGTGTTGGAACTGCAGACGCAACTGTTCAAATGCCAGATGGTAGTTTTAAAAAGATTATTGCAAGAAAACTTAAAACTCCCGCAAACGATTTAACTTCAATCGCATTACCTACGCAATTTGTAACTACAGATAATGACTTTTTTGAAGATTATTTAAATCCATTATTAACTGTTAAATTTGATGTTAGTAATCAAATCGCTGTTGATACTGAAAGGGTTTTAGTAAAAAGATATATTTTCCAAGCAAATGATGAATTTGCTGCGTCATATTTTGAAGATAATTATATAAACGTAGATGAAATAGATTATCAAACATTTGTCGAAGGCTTAGTAAGTAGCGGCGCAAATGCTACAATAGATGAACAAGTTAGAGACCTTCCTTTTAAAGCAACACAGTATTATGGAGGCTTTGATGTATTGGCTGTTGAAAATGCTGAAAGAGAATTTATTGTAGATGGAGAACCAGTATTAAGATCAGTTAAACTATATACTTTAAATAAACTAACATATACTGATGGTGCAAAATCCTTAAAAGATACTGAGTTTATTTCAATTGGAGATGAACTGTTGGTAAATAGCGGTAATAATAATACAAGATACAAAGTTGAAAACATTTACAATGGGACTAGTCAAGTAGAGCTTAGGTTAATAGAAGGATTTGACAGTATTAAAATTGGAGCAGATCAAGTTAGAATTTATAAATCACTTGAAAATAAAGTAGATCTTAGCATTAACGTGGGTTTCGATGAGAGACAGGTTGTATTCTTTAAGGCAATAGATCCTGATTCTAAAATTATTGCAGAAAATTGGTCACCTGGTGTTGGTTTTTATTCTAACGATTTAACAATTGAAAGTCAAACTGGTGGAACTCAAACATTATCTGCATTTTATAGAGATAGCGTTGCTGATTTTGGTCAATTTATTAAATCATTAAAAGAAGATTTTATTCCACCAGCAACCGTTGGTATTACGCCAGATCCAGTATTATTAGATGCTGCTAATTTCAAAGTAGTACAAATAAATACTCACTTAACTGAGAATGATGCATTTGATAACATAAAGAAATTAAACAACGATAAAATTACTATTAGTGAAAATATTAAGAAATTAGATGATAATATTACAAGTAAAAGAAGCGAGGTTGCCACTAAAAAGTACAAATCTGAAATTGAAAAAAGTAAAGATAAAAACAACTTAAATACTTTAATTGAAAAAAGAAGTGGAGAGGCTCAATTATATTCTTCTATTGTAAATCAAATTCAAAGTATTAGTACAGATCAAAATGTAAAGGATATTAAGCCTAAATTTAGAGTTAGAGGTTTTTGGAAAGTGCCCGAAGCAAAAACAAATGCAGATACACTTCCACAAGAAATTGTTAAATTTAGTATTCAATATAGATATGTTTCTGCAAGCGGTAAAACAAGTAATATTGAACAAATTCCATTTACACAAGATAATAGAACTACAACTGCAAGTTTTTCTAATTGGAATCAATTAGACACTCCAACTAGAAAGAGACAAAGAGATGTAGTAACCGGTAAATATGTTTGGATAACAGAAAGCGTTGAAGATGGTCAAGAAGTAAATTTTAATCAATTAGACCTTCCTATTAATCTTGGTGAAAATGTTGAAATTAGAATGAAAGCAGTTTCAGAAGCAGGTTATCCTTCAAATCCTATAACTTCTGACTGGAGTGAAACTATTTTAGTTCAATTTCCAGAAGGTTTATTAGATACAAGTGATATTATTAATTTGGTAGATGAAAACAGTAAAGAAACTACTTATGTAAAACTTGTTGAGGAATTAGATTCTAAAGGAGTTTATACACACATTGCTGATAGTTTTAGTGCTAATGAAAAATATTTTGTACACGGTGCAGCTGCGATAGCTTCTGGTTTTTTATCAGATGAACAAACTCCAATTAGTTTATTTGATAAATTAATAGACTTACAAAAAGAAGTTGACAATTTAAGGGAACAACTAGAAAATGCAGAAGGAGAATTAGTGGTATCTTTAATAGATGAAGAAGGGACAGCTACTTCTATTAATGCAAACAGTACAACTAAGATATTCGCAGGGTATTACGTAGATGAGGTTGCAGATTTAAATATTAAAAAGGGACATATTGTTACAAAAACATTTAAACTATTATTAGAAAATAGTAAGGCCACTGATTTAGAATTAATGGCTAGAATGATAGGAAACCGAAACGAATCTGTACAGCCTTCTTCGGCAACTGGAACAGAGACTACGTTTGAAATGGGAACACATGATTATGCTATAAGCACTGCTCCTATAATAGATAGCAGAATCCAAAACGACACATATTATACAGTTGAGGGTAAATATGACTTAGTTCCTATACAATATCAAAATGTTTCTAATAATGATAGAGCTGAGATATTTAATAGTAGAGCCCCTTTTCAATCTGCTCAAAGAAAAGGACAGTTTATATATGCCAGATACATGGATGTTGCTGGTGAAAATCCAATGTATGCGACCGCACCTCTTTCTTATTTAAAACTAATTGATGCTGGAGACACAGCAGGGGCTAATGCAATCGTTAATGGACCTGGTGAATTTGAATGTTATGGTCAAATAGCAACAGGAACTGCAGGTAGTAATGAGGACTTTATATGGTCTGGTGAATATGATGCGGATGGAACTCCTCGTTTAATTAAATTAGACGGTAATTTTACATCGACTGAATATGACGAAGGATTATATTTACACAAAGATCATTATAATTGTGTTAATGGAGCACCTATATTAGATGCTAATGGTAATCTTCAAACTGATTCAAATGGAAGACAATCTGTTACACTACCTGTAACATGGACATCTGCTGATAATTTTGCTAGTTTAAAATATGGTAGTGACTCACATGCTGATTTACAAACAGCATACAGATTTGAAAAGTCAGGAGGATATTTAAGAGGTATGAAGATGTCATTTGAGGATAATGATCAATATTTATTGGGAGGTAAGTCTTGTGGAGCTTATTTGTTTTTAAGTCCTACTAGAATTGGAAGCTTATCGGTTGATGGAGATAATAAGTTTGGTAAAAGGAGAATTGGCAAGGTAGATTCTAAACAAGTAAACTCAACGGCTTCTAAGGCGCCTAATATTACAGTTGATGTTGTTTTTCAATATAGAATGACAGATTATTTTGGTGTAACTGCAACGGGAGGAGTTGATACATCTGATGGTAAGTTAGGAGGATTATATACAAACCCTATTACTAATTTAACTTATTCTAAAAAAATAGGACTTGATATTTTTGATTCGAATGATAATCAATTTTCTTTTGATTTAGAAGTATTTGCAAAATATAAGCCTAGAGGATATAACTTAAACAATACTAAAAAGGTTAGACTTCTAAAATCTCTAGATTAATAATTCATTTAAATTAAATAAGATATATAATTCTAAAGATTATATTATCAAAAAATAAAAAGATTAATGTCTAGAAGTATTAGAACCGATATAGAAAATAACGGCAAGGTTAATAACTTGTCTAAGCCTATTTTTAGGACTAATCCTATTCTTTCTACTAATATTAAACTAATAGTAACTGATGATGATATGTATTTAGAAAGCATAGATTCTTCTAGTCTTTTAATGAGTTCTAATTATAAGAAGTATCTTGTTAAGGAAAGTGGATCATATTCATATGATCTTTCTAAATTTTGGAGGCTTAATTCAACCCCATTAGATTTAGCATTTAAAGTCAAAAGGGAATATTCTGACTTTTCAGTATTGGATAGTTATAATAAACAGTTTGAGGAATCTTATTCGTATGGAACATCTGTTAATTACTCTAAAATATATGACTATAGCTATAGAATGTTTGCTCCTATATGGTTAGATAAAAATATTCCTAAAAAATTTTTAATCTATAGGGTATTAGATCCTGTGGATCCTGTTTCTTTAAATAGCGTTGATAGAATTAATAATATTCTTTCTAAATCAACCTTAATAAAAACTGTAGATCTTTCTATTAAAAGCAAAGTCGGAAAATATTTAAGAAACTATGTGGCAGATGAAAACTTTCCTAAATCTCCTATTACTGTTTCATTTAATAAAGATGAAAAGGTTTTTTATAATGGAGTAGATTTAGAAAAAGGAGGATTTGTAAGTAGGGGAGAATTTCAATATAAAGACACTTTAGATATTGATAAACCTTTAATAGAATATAATGAGTTTATAAGCAATGGATTTAAAAGAAACTCAATGGTGTGCGCCAATTTAATTAATTTAGAGTTTTTATTTAATGATGAAACTGCTGAAGAATTTTCTATAAATAGATATTTTGGTATTTATGTCGATGATCATTCAATAGGAAGTGGAATTGTAGATGATATTAAAAACGATTTAATAACTTTTTCTGAGGTAAGTCACAACTTAGACTTAAATGGAAGTGACGCTTATTTTTCAATACCTAATTCTGATTTTTATAAAAAATCACCGATGCTAGGATGGGTTAAAAACTCTGTAAACTACCATAATGTTAAAAATGGAGCTGATTGGGACTATTCTAAAATGCAGCTTAAAATTGATTCTAATAATAAAGATTTAAATAATTTTTTAGGAATTAAAAAAACAAATAAAAATATAGAAATTTTTAAAAACGAAGAAGGGGTTGGAGATTATTTAAAATTAAATTTAGTAGCTAATCCTCTCAACGGTGACGAGTTTGGAATATATTCTCTTAAAAAACAAAGATTTATTATATCCATAGTTACTAATATTAGTGGAAGTAGTATTATAATAGAAGATGAAAATGGGTCTCAAACATCTGTAAATTCTGGCGCTACTGAAAAAGAAACACTAGAAAACATAATTAATAATTGGAATTTTAGCAAGTATTCTTTAGAGTTAGAAAGTAATAAGAGTGGAAAATATCAGATACAATTAATAGAAAAGGAATACAACTTTGATAATAGACATAGTTTTAGCTTTATTCAAACTGCAAACGCATCTATTGTGAAAATAGAAAGGACATTTACTCCAATGGAGATAAATGAAAATACATTTATTTGTGATAACTCAATTGATAAAGGTAAATTCATTGATAATAGATTTTCAGGAAATGGAACTTTAGAAAACGTAAGTAATTCTATTTGTGAGGCTATAGAAAATAAAACTAGGTTTTTAACAGAGCAAGATGGATCTATAATTTATTTAAGAACCCCCATAAAGGGTTATAATAGAAATAAAGAAGTGTTTTTGTATAAAAAAAATTCTAGTAGATTTTTAGAAATAAATGAAAACGAAGATGTTTTAAATAGTTTAAATATAAGTTCATATGTTCTTAGTTTAAATAAAGCTTATTTATTAAAAGGAGGTAGTAATAAAAACGAGTCAGTTTATACAAAACCAGATGATTTTAATCAAGTAAATATTGGAGAATACTTACTTAACAATGACGGTTCTTTTAATAAAATAATAGATAAGTATGAGGAATTTAATATGCTTATTTTGCAAGATAAAAATAAAAACTTGGAAGGCGTCATTAATTTATATTCTGATTTTAGACTAGAATGGGGAATGTTTAGTGCGTATGATATTTATGACTTTAATTTTGATTTTTATGATACTTCAAATTCAAATTTAAAGGAATTATTATTAGAAGATATTGAGTATGTTAATACTTGGCCAAACAGTAATGTAGAAGGAGATCCCGATGAAGGAAAAAAAGCAGCATATGAAAATATTGAAGCAATACAAGAAAGCGCTGAATCTTATTTTGCAAATCTTATTCCTATATTAAACGATGAAACTACTGAAGAAAGAGAAGTTGAAAAAATCTATAATGAATATGATCGTTTACAGGAAAATTATACTACACAGTTTGCTACTCTTTCTAGGATTATACCTACTATAAATAAATGGTGTTTAAAAGATTCTAAAAACGTTAGAGAGAATCCATACTATTTAAACTGTGACGAATCTTTTGGTGAAACTAATTTTTCACCAAGCATGGACGTAAACGGAACTGATAAGGATAAAATGACACATGAATGGTTTTATCTAGACAAATTACCAACATATTTCGATCAAAAAAATATAAACTCTGCCTTTAGTTATGTAAACCCTTTAGAAAACGTTGGGTTTAATTTAAATCTTTTAAAAGATATTAATTTTGATTATTTTCAATCTTATTTTTTAAGTAAAGGATATATGACTTCTGCTGGTGTTTTTGCTAAAACTAAACCTTTAAAAAAATATACATTAATTGATGGAGGCAATTCACAAAGCTTTTCATCTACAATATTTAAAGGATTAAAATTTACGCCTAAATTAAGAAAAAGAATTGGAAATAATATTACTAAAGAGTTTGTAAAGACATCTGAATTTAATGGTTATAAGTTTTCAACATGTTTAAAAACTAATTTTAATAACGCTATTCCAAATTATTTAAAAGTTCACGTAATAGAAAATAAAACTTTTAAAAACATAACACTAGTTTTAGAAATTAACATAAGCGATGATAGTTATGATTATTTAAATAGAAAATTATTGTATGAATTAGATCACAAAACTAAAAATGGTGTTTTCTCTGATTCAATATTATCTGGTTCTTTAGATTTAAATTCAGCAGATTTACAAATTGGAGGTTTTACTACTGTAAAAGGAGTGCCTGCTGCTAATGGATCAATTCCTCAATTTACTACTCAAATACTTAAAGATCCAAATACTGGTTCATATGGTTCGATAAATATAACAATTGGTGAATTAACATATGAACTTGCAGTTAGTAGTGTAAACAACGATTCAGAATTATTAATTTCTGGAGGAATGATGATAGAAGGAGTTAATCAGCCTACTTCATATTATAGTGAAAATGATTATAAACTAGCAAGTTATGGATATAAAAATGGAGGTATATTTGCACATAGAGAACTTTTAAATCAATTAAACCCTTCTAAAATAAATGAAATATTAAAAGGGTCTAATGTTGAATATATTACAGTAGAATTAGATGGTTCTATAACTAATAATAGACTTATTTTAGATATTGAAGATGGAGTTGAATTAGTTAAAACATCTAGCCTTTATCCTGAAATAGATATTAATAAACCAAAATCATTTAAACTATCTAATGAAGTAATAGGTTATGATATACAAGAAAGATCTAAATATTTTGCATTTTTAACTAGGCATAATGGAAACTACACAGTGGATATGAATCCTATAATTACATTTAGTGAGCCCTTTAGTATGCATAAAATAAAAACAGATTGGACTAATGAGGCATATTCAAGTCTTTATTATAATTATGATACTAGTAGTATTGATTTAAATAATTTAACCGCAGCCCTTTACAAAAAACTAAATAATTGCGGAGTTCTTTTTAACGTAGGTGAAATAAAAGACCGTAGTCATGATGAAAGCTGGGGAATTATTAAAAATCATTTCTTTCATAAAGTAAATGAAATAGATACAGAGGGTGTTATAAAATTATCTACAACTGATGATTTACTTCCTAAGTATCAATTGATAAATGAAATAGCTATTGATAAAAAAGACAAGAACGTTTTCAAGTCTAGGTGGGAAAATGATTATTATGTAAGAAGTTTAAACGGGGGTGAAATTAACTTACAGCCGGGTACAAAAAATATAATTGAAGAAAAAAGTTATGGAGCATCTAGCGTTATAAAAACAGGAGATTCTTATGATTTATTTAATTTTACAACTAACTTATTTAATAATATAGAAGAATTAAACGATATTAAATCTTCTAACAATACTTCATACGACATTAACTTTATAGAAACTGAAACAGAAGTTATTATGGACTTTTATTTAATTAGAAATTTTATTAAATTTTTAGATAATAAAGGGGTAAGAAAAACGATTAGCAAATATGTAAATGTTGAAAATAGCTTTGGAAGAATAGATACCTTAGATGATGACATAGAGGGATATATTTCTGAAAACATAATTAAGTTATATACCGTTTCTTTAATAGATCTATATGTGTTAGAGTCTAAGAATATAAATACGAATGTTAGTAGTGTTGAAAGTTCTTCTATTATATCAAGTGGAGGATATGTCTTAGACAATAATTATTCGTTTAAAAAAGATCCTAAAAACCCTCTAAATTTTAGATTAATATATAATAAAAGATTAGGCTTCTCTTATGAGATTAGACCTTTAGTAAAAATAAAAACATAAGATGGCAATTAATATAAAGGAATTATTCGATGCTGATGCGGAAAATATTAAAGTTGATAAAATAAATTATAACTTTGATCAAGTTTTAGCTAACGGCGGTGGTGCAACTGGCCTTAAAGGAAATCCAGGCATAGTAGGACCAGTTGGTCAAAAAGGAACAGGTGGTGATAAAGGGAGCAAAGGAGAAGTAGGACCTAAAGGTGATGCAGGAGCTTCATCTAGTTTATGGGACAGTGACGTCATAGGAATTAATGGATATGATGTAAGAATACTTAGACCATACGACGTTGATCCAGAACCTAACACTGATCCAAACAATATACCAGAAGGTAGAAGAAGTAGATTAATTTTAGGTCAAAATACATATGCAGACCCATTAGAACCTAATACACTAACAGGTACTCCAAATGGTTTATTAAATTTAATAAATCCACCTGTTATTAATAACGATGTAACTGCTCAAATTATATTTGCAAATAACGAGAGTGGTAATCCAAAGGAATTTAAGATGGCGACATCTTATACTTCAGGTAATAATAATGGGACTACATTTACTTTAAGTGCATTAGCCGCTGCATTAGGTGAAAAAACAAATTTATTAATTTCAATTCCAAATGATATTAAATTACAGTCTAATTATATAGAATTAGATGGAGACAATTCAAAAATTAAAAATAGCAATAATCTTATTATAGATAGTGGCGCTCAGACAGAGGTTTTAACAGAAACGTTTAATCTACAAGCATCTGATTCTGTTACATTATCAGCAGCATCTGATTTGACTTTAAATTCTTCTGACAGAATCGATATAACTGCAACATCTGTTCTTGAGTCTAGTGCTAATAACACTACACAATATTCTCTTTTAAATTCATCTCAGCAAGGAGGAGAACATTTAATAGTGGCAGAAGAACATTTATTAATTAGAATAGCTGGAACAAATTCAAATAATACTCATAATAAATTACACATTGAGTCGGATTTGACTACTTCCGGTAATAATGTTTTATTTCAAGGAATTGCAATAAATGGAGATATAAACTCATTAAATCAAGAAGGTAAAGTTGCAAATAGTTCAGCCTTCGATACAGGTTATGGTATAAGATTTAAAGACGGATTAGACGTGGATGAAAGTATAATATCTAACGGACAAGCTGCAACTAGATTATATACTGAAAAATCACAAAGTACTAATCTTCAAGAAAAGACATTATCTGATTATTATAGTGACTTCGCGTTAGAGGATGCCCTTAGACTTAATATATCTAATCCAACAAGTGTTCCAGCAATAAACGCTAATCCTCAATATACGACTGGAATGGAAAGTTTTTATAAACTAAGAAGCGCTAGCGGAAGCAGCAATGGATTTGAAATGGAAAAAACTACTGTTTCTAAAATAGGAAGTACTGTTTTTGTTAATACTTCTTTAAAAATTAGAACGCACCCTATTTGGGCAACATATGGTTTAAGTGGAAATCTCGCAAAAAATCAAATGTGTTTTAGATTTAATCCTTTAAAATTTCCTTATAGGAATGATGGTGGATCGGTGGTAACATTTCCAATAAATATAGGAACTCAATTCAACATGCAGTTTGGTACAGTTAGTTCAAGTGGAGAGAGAACACAGGGCGGATACAGTTATGACTATTTTAATGGAAGAGATATAGAGAATGGTTATTTACCTGCAACTGTAGGTTCATATAACATATTTGGTAGAATATATAATAACTCTAACGTTGTTTATTTATTTAAAACAGTAAAAAGAGATTTTGCTGGAGAAACTGCTGCGTTTCAAGTGCCACTTGTACCTGCTGATTTTGTAAGACAATGGGATGCTACAAATTCTCCGGGCCCTTCACAATCTATTAGTATGGAATTTTCGTTTAATATGTTAAGTAAATTTAATTCATATACTAGTATATCTTCGAGCTCCAATAGAAATCAGATAAATAGCATTTATGCTGCTCCATCATTTAATGAAAATATTCAAGTTAGAAGCGCACATACTGGAGATATAAATCTTCCTAGTGCCACAAATGATGGATTTGATAAAATGTCAACTTGGGCTGCAGGTAATCAGCAAAGTTATTTTAGAACGAATGCTGCCAACTCATACACTTCGGGTAATTATACAGTACCGGAGAATCATGGGATGAGTTTTATTTGGGTTAACGTACCTCCTCACTGTAATTTAAATATCGATACTCTTGATTCACAAACTCCGCCATGGCCAATTGCACCAAGCGCAAGTAATGCGATAACTTTTGACAACGCAGTGTGTTATGATGATACTCAGGATAATACTTGGAATTCTGATAATAGAACCAGACTTTGGTATAGGTATAAAATTGTTGCTAAAACTAATACTGTTCAAAACAAGAGAGACTTCACTGTTACGTTTACTGCAAGTGGTTATAACAACAAAAACATAACATTGTCTCAAGGTACTTAAAAAATAAAAAATTAAATGTTTAAAAGCTTAGAAATAAAACCAATTCATTTTATATCGGTTATTTTAGTACTTATTCTTTTGTTAATGCATCAATGTAACAGAACTGCTAAAATAAAAGCTATAAACGGTGGTTTAGAGAAAAAAGTAGAGAGAGTCGAAGCAAACATTGTCGCAAGCCAAGATAGTATTAAATATTATAAAAATAAAAATGATTATTTAGTTAGTGAAATAAGTGGATATGAATTTACAGAAGAAGAACTAAAAAATAATGCAAATGATTTATATGCAAAATACGAAGATGCTTTAGGGGATATTAAAAAACTTAAAAAAGTAAATCAACTGTTAAGTGCTGAAATTAGTATTAAAGAAACTGATACCGTTTATGCATTTATTGAAAGCGATTCAGTTTTATATTTTAATGATTCTACTGACTATGGAGATGGGAATTGGAGAAAATGGAATAGTAAAATTAGTTTATTTGAAAAAGATAATAAATTAACCGGAGCATTAAACAGTTTTAGTTATGAACAAGGGATTAAATTATACTCAAGTGTCGAAGAAGTTGAAGGAATTAAAAAAATTAGTATTGCTACAAAATATCCAGGTTTAACATTTAGTAATATTGAAGGAATTAGCCTCATTGAAGATGAGATAAATAAAGCAAAAGAAGAAAATAAAAGTAGGGTTAGATTAGGCTTAGGTGTAGGTTATGGTTTAACATTTACTACTGGCAATTTAGTATATCATGGACCACAAGTTGGAGTGTTTTTAACATATACACCAAAATTGTTTAATTTTAAAAGAGATAAATAAATTATGGCAGAAAGTTCAAGATATTATAAAATTGATAATGATATACTCTTAGAGGTTATCTATCACGATCAATCTGATCCTTCTTCTTATGAAATAGAAGTAGATGATAATGGTAGTGAGATAAAAATATTAGATACCGTCCAAGGAGATTCAACTCAAACAAGACATCTTATACATGAACTTGGTAGTTTAGTAGTAAATTTTGATGTAACCGAAGATGGTGCGTACGTTGCTGTTGAAGGATTTGCCGCAAGAACTTTATTATTAGAAGCTGGTAAAACTTATAAATTTAACTTAAGTGCACTTTCTACTCCATCTGATTTTTCAATTACAGGTACTAACAATGGTGCTGGTTTAGTTGGAACAACGTTTGTTTATATTCCTGCAAATACAGGTAGTTATGAATATAAATTAACTAATTATAAAGGTGGTAAAATTACAGTTGGCAATGTAGCAAATCCATTATTTGCTACACCCGATGAAGAAACTGGAAACAGTATAGTAACGGGTTCTGGCAGTATTGAAAGATACCATGCAGTAAAGGTTCATGAAAACAAATACGCTCTTTTAGATAGTACAGACATATTTATAGATAGTGTTGAGTGGAATGGTTCAGATTCAGCAGATTTATTAACTAGTCAAACTAATGCGACTAATGTTGTTAATACAATTAAATACGACAAAGTAAGACTTCATTTAAGAAGCGGCTTTAGTTTTGCAGCAAGAGGTTATGAAGGTTTTTTATTCGAAGTAAAAACTAATAGAACTTCAGGAGTTCAAAACTTCTTAACACAAGCCGTTTATTTAAACACATCAAGTTTTGAAATTAAAAACCCTAGACCTTTTATTTTAAGTGAAACTTTATATAGTAATTTTATAGAAATTAAATTACCTACATTAAAAAGTCAATACAGTGATTTTGAAGATTTATTTTATGACAATGGAGCGGGTGCTAGTGATTTAGATACTACTTCAAATTATGATATTTCTTTAAAGTTAATTGACAGCATAGAAGATACAGCAGGGATTGATTATATTTACACAGGAGAAGAAACTAATTTTATAGTTGCTAAAGAAGATGAATTCCAAGATTTTACAGTTGTTGTAGAAGAGGCAGCTGACGGGGACTATTTTGAAATATATGGTGAAAAAGACAATAGCGCTGCTGATTTTGAGGCTTATATTATTAATAGAATAGCAACAAGCTCTGATGATATTTCAGTTATATTTGATATTATAGTAAATGAACAAATAGGTACAAGTTTTATAGAGACTTATGCGACTTCAATTACACAGACTCAAGATTTTGAAGAGCCAATTCAATTTAGACCAATTATAAAAAATGCAAATAATGCTGCAAGTTTTATGATTGATGTGACAATGAGAATTTACAATCAAACGGATAATACTCAAATTGTAAAAAGAGGAAGTTTAATTGGTAACAACGCTCCTAAATATGGTAAGAGGTTAATGAGAGTAAATATAGCATCGAGTGCTAATTTAACTAGAGTTTATAATACTCTTCCGAATTTACAAGCTACAAGAAATGTTGCGCAGGTAGTTAATTCTAGTTTACCTAAAGCTCAGGTAAAATATGCACCTGCGTTTGTTGAAAGATTAAACGTTGTTGTAAATGTTGGTAATGTAACTATTGACGATGGCCAAATTACATCTATTAATAATAGTAATGGTTTAGAAATATCTCCATTTGATACATATATTAAATTTAACGTTTCAAAAATAGAAGGAGGGGATAGAAAAACTATTTCATTTACTAACTTAAAAAACGTTAGACTTAATTTTGCTGATGGAATTTACTTTAACAATATTACAAGTTTTAAAGATGTTGATTTATCTAAAGGTGAAGTATTATTTAAAATAGACAAAGCTAATGCCGCTAAATTACAAGGTTTAAATAATAAAAAGTACTATATTTCAATAGATAACGGTAGCACTGAAACTATGGTATTTAAAGGTGAATACTCGGCAATATGATTTTAGATAGCAGAAATAATTCATTTGATTTTAGGTTTCCTAGAAAATTTATACCTCAAGATATTATAGATAAGTATAAGCCTTATTTAAATAAAATTCCAGGTAATTTATTCGAAGACCCTATTGATTTTATTAATTACGGAATTCAATCTATTAATTTACCAGGAATTACATTTGATCCTGTGAGTCAAGCAGATAACGATGGAACTGTTCGTTATTTTAGAGGAAAAGTACCTATTCAAAATACAATTGAAAGACAATTTACCGTAACTATGCAATTAATGGATGGCTATATTAACTACTGGATGATGACAGATATTTTGTTATATTATTATGCGCCTACTACTAAACAGAAACATATTACTGATTTAAAATTAGGTATATTAGATGCTGAAGATTTAGTACTTGCTAACATTACATTTGAAAAGCCAATCTTAAATCAAATAAGTGAACTAAATTTAAACATGGCAGAAAACGTTGCTGAATTTAATACATTTGATTTAAATTTTTATTATAACAAATTTCATATTAAAATTGACGTAGATTAAAAGATATATAACTTATGAAAACATTTATAGAATATTTAGAAGAAAACAGAGTTACTGAAAAAGAGATGCAGCTTTTAACAGAAGGACTTCAACAAGAATGGACTCCTGAATTAGAAGAAAAAGTAGATCAAGCAGTAGATTCTTTTTTAAATGAATATAGAAATGAGGATGGAAATCTAGATATTAATAGATTTAATAACGAAATGACAAATGAAGGTTTATTTGGTTCTATTATTGGAGGTCTTACTGGTTTTGCTTTAGGAAAGTCTATGGGTAAAATGATAGCTAAGGTATTAGGTGTTCAAAAGGGTATTCTATATGATTTATTAACTTCAAGACTTGTTGGAACTGCAATCGGGGCTTCAATGGGTAAAGGTTTTTAATATGAATTTTATCACAATTGATTTTTCTTTAAATTCTCCAGGTATTTGTGTTTTTAATAGCAATACAAAACAATATTATTTTATTTCTTATTTAAAAAAGACAGGTACAAAGAAGGCTATTAAAATGCAAGAAGACTTAGCCTTAATAGAAGGTGTTACTCTTGTCTTTCAACCAGATTGGGAAACGCATGTTGATTATTCTAGTGTTGAGCTTGCAAAAATTAAGCGATATGATATTATGTCAAATGATATTATCGAACTAATTACAAAACATATAGATAAAGAAGACTCTTTTAAGATAGCATTTGAAGGGGTATCTTATGGTAGTTCTGCTGGTACTAATAATATTATTGATATGGCAGCAGCTGCATCTATTCTTAAAATTAAACTTCTCAAATACTTTAAACCCGAAGACATTTTAACAATTGCTCCTTCAACAATTAAAAAACATGCGGGTAAAGGTAATATGAATAAGCTTGCTTTATGGGAAGTTTTTATAAATAATTCTACAGGTGAAAAATTTCTCGAGGAGACAAATTTCTGGAAGTTCGCTAAAACCGTTGAATTCGGTAAATCTATCCCAAAACCCTTTGATGATCTTGTAGACGCTTTCTACTTAAACTCCTTAATGAGAACCTTAGAACCTAATCTTCCCTGAGGCTTAAATACTTAAGTTATATAGCCCGTTCTCTCTTTTGTTTCAGAAAATATAAAAAAAAATTAAAAAAAGTTTTTTAGTTTATTTGGTTGAAACTATTCTAAATAGAGATATATAATATTGTATATGGAAAACGATAAACTAAGTTCATATTTGAACACTAATTATCGGACCCTGTCTGAAGCAAACATAGGTGCAATAGCACAAACTAAGTCGGTTAGACGCGCAAACAAGGTTCATATTATGAAACTATTTTAAAGTTGACTATATAATATTATAAGTTTAAAGTATAAACGGTAAATTAAAGTAAATTAAAGATTAAAAGTAAATTAAAGTTATGGAAGATTTTAACATTTTTAGCATTGGTGTCGAAGACATCAACACACATGAACAAGAGGTAAATACAACTGGAAACATGATGTATAAGCCTTCTGCCGATGACGGCAAAGACGGAACGTATAAAGCATTAATTAGATTCGTTCCTAATATTGAAAACCCAAGGAATTCATTAATCAAAAAATATGTAAACTGGCTAACAGGACCAAATGGTGAGTCTAAGTTAGTTGATTCTCCAAGTACAATTGGTGAACACTGTCCAGTTTCTGATGCATTTTTTAGATTAAGAAAATCAGAAAGCGCAGTTGATAGAAAAGCGTCTGATAAATTAAAAAGAAGAGAATCTTATGTTGCTCTTGTAAAAATTATCAAAGACCCTCAACAACCTGATTTAGAAGGTACTTATAAAGTATTTAAGTTCGGTTACAAAATCAAAGAAAAAATTGATGCTGAATTAAAGCCTAATTTTGGTGAGCCAACTCAAGTATTTGATTTATTTGAAGGTAAAAACTTTGAGTTAGTAATTACAAGACAAAATGATTATAATAATTACGATACTTCTAAATTTTCATCTTCAACTTCTGCTGTTACAATTAATGGTAAAGCAGCTGAAAGAACTAAAGAAGATATGGATGCTATTAAAACTGAATTAGAAGGAGCTCCTTCAATGAAGCAATTTGAATACAGACCATGGGATGAAGAAACAAGAAATTTCGTAAATAGCGTAATTAAAATGTATTTAAATCCTGGTGACGCAATGGATGCTGTAACTAATCAGTTTGAAGCAAGCACTCCAACTCCTAAAGCTGAAAAGACTACTTCAACTCCTAAAGCTGAAAAGCCTTCTTCAATTACTAAAGATGAAATTGAAGCTACACCAGCTGGCGGTGATGATTTAGAATCTTTTTTGAATGATCTCGAACTCTAATACAGAATTAACATTAGAATTAAAGGAAAAGATTAAAGTACTAGTAAAAGAAATAGTAGTAAAATCTCATTCTAACCACTCTAAGCACATGATAAAGGATATGTCAGATAGATTAAATCTGGCATGTCCCTATTGTGGTGATTCAAGCAGAGATGATTCTGCAAAGAGAGGTAATTTATTTTGGAGCACATTACAGTATCATTGTTTTAATTGTGAATATCATACAAATATCTATTATTTTTTAAAAGATTTCGGTATTCAAATGCCAGATAAAATGGATGCTATAACATTGATTGACTATGTTAAAAGTAGAAAAAATACAATAGACACCTCTGAAAAGTTTACACCATTCGTATATGAAAAAATATTAGAACTATCAGTAAGTGTAGAAGACTTTTCAAAAGCAACTGGTGCAAAGCCAATTCAAATCGGAGATTGGATATGGTTTAAATTAAAAGAAAGACTTCTACATAAAAAATTAGATAGCTTTTTATTTAATCCTAAAGATAAAAGACTTTGGATATTAAATAAATCAATTGACGATAAAATAATAGGTGCACAATGTAGAAGAATGCAAGGAAAAGGTTCAAGATATTTAACTTATGATTTGAGTAAAATACATGAAGCCTTATTAAATAAGCCATTTGAAATGGATGAAGAAACTCGCCATCAATTTAATAACGTATCTACATTGTTTGGAGCATTACGTGTAAATTTCCAAAACCCAGTCACAATATTCGAAGGCCCATTAGATGCAATGTTTATGAGAAACTCAATTGCATTATGTACAGTTGGAAGAGATACTACTAAATTAGACTATATTGATAGTAGTAGATATATGTTAGATAATGATGAAGCCGGCCTTAAAAAATCCATTGAAAAACTTAAATCAGGTAAAAAGGTATTTATGTGGACTAAATATCTAAAGGATAAAAAAATGGATAAATATACTATAAAAGATTTAAACGACCTTGTAAAGGTTTGTTATAATGAAAAAATAAAAATATCTCTGTCAGAGTTAGACGATTATTTTACTAACGATAAACTTGATATGAGATATGTTTGATATAGATATGGATGAGGAATTAGACAAGTTTTATAGAGATAAAAACAGGTTTAAAAATTTAAAGAAAATGTTAGATTTTAAATTTAACAAAGAAGATTTTGAAGGTAAAGGTATTAAGATGAGTCAGCCTAAATTTAAAAAGAAATTGACTACATCGACGTTTATAAAAAGTAATAAGAAAGGACTATTTTAATGGAACAACAAAAAGACACAAAGGCAAGTAAGATATTAAAGTTAGATGAAAAACTTGGAGTACAAAGAGATAGATGGACTAAAAAGATAACTGCACTTGCACATGGTATTAAGACATTAAGTGGAATGGAAATTGTTATTGGTGATATTTTACATACAAGACAATTAATGGTAGAACAGTTAATGTATGTGCAGCTTAAAACAAAAGAGCAGAAAAAACAAGTTGACATTAAATGGAAAGAGGCCTGGATAAGATATTACAACTATGATTATAAATTAACTGATAAAATAAAAGCACAATTTCTAGAAGCTGAATTAGCAGATGATAAAATGATTTTATCTCAGTTAGAAAATCAAGTTGAATTTTATAGAGAATCAATAAAGACTCTCGATAATATGGGATTTGCAGTACGTAATAGACTTGCAATTAA